AGAGATAAAGGAAATTAAGGATTCGACGGTCCTACGAGCGGCCGAAACTGTGCTCGATAGGTCGCATCCGAAACGATCGGAGTTCGAGTCTGGCCCTTCGTTGTCGTTCGTCACCATCAACCTGGGCAGTATGGCCCTTCCTGGGGCTTCCGATCCGCCGGCGGTCGATGTCACGCCAATGCCCGGAAACAGGGCATCAAACCCACCGGATGCGATATTCGATGGCGATGGGATATAATTACCGTGCCGATATGGCACTCGGAGAAGTGGGTTTAAGTAAACCACCGAAAGTATTAAACAATAATGTATTTGCTATTTGACATAATATTTAATTATCAGAAGCTACGAGGGTTTGACGATGCCCGAAACCCACTCTGACGGAATCGTAAGGACGGCGGGCGAATGTCGATAGCCCTTGCGATGCTGTGCGGGTGCGGCCCTGGTTCGGTCCGGGCCCCGGGGGGGATGGCCCGGATCGAGGGGAAAAATAATCATGGGTAAGTCCCCTTCTTGGGCGCGCGCAATTTTTCTGGATTCCCTTTCTTCTCACAATTCAAGATTTTCGATCCTTGCCTGATGGGCGCGGTCGTTTCTCTTTCTGAGCGGCGCGAAGAAAAAATTCCGCATCTTTCGGGTTGGGCGAAGTGCATCGGTTGTGGTCATCGGTGGATGGCGGTGTCGCCGGTCACGGACAATCCGCAGCCGTGGATGGAGTGCCCTTCGTGCAAGGCGGAGAAGGGGATCTTCGTAGCGCCGTGCTTGCCGGAGGACGGGAAAGAGATTTGGCGATGCGGGTGTGGCGGTGAGTTCTTTGTGATTTTGCGGGGGCACTTTCATTGTGCGAATTGCGGTACGGCGCAGTTGTTCGATTGGGTGCGGTGATGGCGCATCTCCCGCCGTTCGAGTCGCTGTTTCCGTTCTCTGACGACGTATCGGGGATGACGATGGCACTGAACGAGATATGCGATGGGTGCGATGTCGTGGAGGTGCCGTTGGGGTTCATCGGGGTGCGGGGGTTGACGGATTTTACTGCGGATGAAATGCCGCCGCGGGAGGGCACGCATTGATCTTTGGGTATATCATGTCGCGCCTCGGTTACGCGAAGGTCCCGAAAGAGGCGGTGTTGGTCGCCGCGCAAGTGGTCCTTCTCGCGAAAAGCGTGTGCCGCAGCAACACGAGTACCGATGCGATCTCTCTGTTGCGGGGAGCGGAAGCGTTGGAATCCCTTCTTCGATCCTGCAAGGCGGCCTCGCATTGATCTCGATCGCCAGCGTGGACTTCGTTCCGCGCCCGGACTGCGCGTACAAGTGGCCCTATGAGACGCTGGTGGCGAACGCGAAGTTGGGGATCACGGACGCCAGTAAGCCGAACGAGAAGGCCGACCCGCGAGTGGTCGAAGCATCCCTCCTGCGGTCGCTGATCCTGGACGATTTGTGGTTCGTGGTGTACTTCGTGATGCGGCCATGGGCGGACGAGGCCGGGAAGAACAAGACGAATCATCCGTTCGTGGTGAATGCGTGCCGGGAGGTGGAGGACGGCCCGAAAAGCATGACGCTCGATGTCTGGGCGCGTGAGCACTACAAGAGCACGATCATCACGAAGGCGGAAACCATCCAGTTCATCCTCGCGAATCCCGAGGCGGCGACCGGGATATTTTCGCACACCCGGCCGGCGGCGAAAAAATTCATGGATTCGATCCGGGGCGTGTTCCAGACATCGGAGTTGGTAAAGGCGTGCTTCCCGGAAGTCGTGTGGGCCAACTGCGAGCGGGACGCGCCGCTGTGGTCGGACGAGGGGTTGGTGCTTAAACGCTCAAGCACTCGCTCGGAACCCACTGTGTCGGCGTGGGGACTGATCGAGGGAATGCCGATCGGAGCGCACTTCGAGCGGATGATCTTCGACGACATCGTGACCGACGACATCAAGAATTCCGTGGAAATGATGGAGAAGGTGAAAGAGAAGTTCGACGTGGCGATGAACCTCGGGAAAGAGGGTGGGCATCACCGCGTCGTCGGCACGTTCTACCATCACAACGACCCGCTCGTGTACATCCGCGGCAAGAAAACACTCACGGGGGAAGTGCAATACCCGATTCGCCTAAAGCCTGGGTCGGATGACGGAACCGGCACGGGCAGACCGGTGTTGATTTCACAGGAGCGGTTCGACTTCCTCAAAGGCACGATGGGGTTCAACACGCAGATACTCTGCAACCCCACGCCGCAGAGCGATCAAAAACTAAATTTCGAGTATATGAATCGAATCTCCCGGTCGTTCATCCCCAAGGGCCGGTTCCGCATGATGCTGATCGACCAGGCGGGGGACCAGTCCAGCAACAAGACCGGCCCTGGGGACTCGTGGGCGATCGCCATCATCGGCATCGAACCGGCCAAAGACGACATCGGCCAGTCCAAGAGGTTCCTTGAAGACCTTTGGGTGCAACCGGCGAACGAGTCCGAGGCGATCGAGCAGGCCATCCGTATGTTCACCCGCGGAGGCGTCATCCACAAGCTCGGCGTGGAGCAGGTTGGGCAGGTGACGACGCATCTTCACATCGCGGCGGCCCTGAAAGCCCACGGCCGGCACGTGGAGTTTTCCGACTCGCCGTGGACGGTCGGAAAGATGCTGCGGCCCGCCGGCAGGAATAAGAAAAAGTTCATCGAAGGTGCTCTTTCGTGGCCGCTGAACAATGGGAAGTGGTTCTACGCGGACGATATCCCGAACGCCTACTTGGACCGCCTTCGGATGGAGATGGTGAACTTCCCGGTGTGGCACGACGACGCGCTGAACGCGCTGGCGTATTCCGAGGACGTAATAAAAGATTGCAATCTGGAATTCTATGATGTAGAAAGCAAGCAGAGGAGTGTGACGGAAGTGATGGACTCTATGCCTGAGGCGAGGTATTTAGCATAATGCCTGACGATAAAAAACTTGCCCCATCCCACACGCCAGAATGGAAGCGTGCCTATTACGCTACCCATAGGGAACAGTGGCAAGCGTACAACCGAAAATATTATTTAGCGAACAAAGAAAAGGTGAGGGACACAAATAAAAAATACGCATCCGAAAACAGAGAGGCCCTGCTGAAATATCAGAAAGAGAATTATCTTGCAAACAGGGACGCCATACTGGAAAGAAACCGCCAGCATTATCATAACAACAAGGAATTACACCAAAAATGGAACGGCAAATATCGCAAAACAGCCGTGGGAAAATATTCGGCATATAAAAGGGCCGCGAACGGGCGAAAGATAGAGTTCAAATTGTCTTTTGATGAGTTCGCATCGTTCTGGGGGAAGCCTTGTGCGTATTGTGGAGATCCAATAAAAACAATCGGCCTCGACCGAATGGACAGTGCCGCAGGGTACGAGGTTGGGAACGTGGTTCCATGTTGCTCGCATTGCAACTACGGCAAGAGAACGCTCGCTCCATACGAATACATAGAGCATTGCAGGAAGGTCGCGTTGATGAACCCATGCGAAGCGCGATACTTGGCGTAAAAGGGGGAGACGAATGGCGGAGAAGGGACTGAGGCCGTCGAACCGGAACGAACGGAAGTTGATGGACGAAGTGGAAGGCATGGAGCCAAAATCCCGCAGGAAGTACGCGGAAGGCGAAGGACTCACCCCCGGCAGCCCGATCGTTACCGACGACAAGAAGAAAAAACCCTCTCTCCCGTCGTACAAAAAGGGAGGCACGGTCAAGAAGACCGGCCTCGCCATGGTGCATAAGGGAGAGCGCGTCATCCCCACCAAGAAGAAAGAGACGGCCATGGAGCGGTTCGTAAGGACTCGCAACGCCAAGGAAGCGAAGGGCAAGCGGTAAGTGGCCCGCTCGAAAGACAGGGAAGCCCCCGTAGAAACCGCAAAGGAAAAACTCCTTCGTCTCATCAACAAACGTCTCAAGCGATGCGTGGACAACGATCAGGAGAACCGCTCAAAGTCGATCGAGGCGCTGAATTTTCTGAATGGCGATCAGTGGGACGAGAAGGAAGTGAAACTCCGCAAGCGCCGCAAACGCCCGTGCCTCCAGATCAATCTTCTCCCCAAATATGTCGATCAGATCGTCGGCGAGGAACGCCTGAACCGCCCCCGCGTGAAGATCCGGCCGGTGGACTCCATGGCGTCCGTGCCGCTGGCGCGGATCCGCGAGGGGATCGTGCGGAACATCGAATACCTATCAAGGGCCGAGCAGATATACGACCAGGCGTTCGAGATGGCCGTCTCCTGCGGCTACGGCGCGTGGCGGGTGCTGACGCGGTACACCGAAGAGAACCCGTTCATCCAGGAAATCTACCTCGAAGCGGTGAAAAATCCGTTCCTCGTCTACCTCGACCCCGACTGCAAGGACGACACGTTCGCCGATGCGAAGTACGGGTTCGTGCTCCAGCGGATGCCGCGGGAGGAGTTCGACGAGCGGTGGCCGGGCGCGGAGTACCCAAGCGATTCCTTGAAGACCGGCCTCGGCATGTCGAACGAAATGTGGTTCGACGAGAACACGGTGACGGTCGCGGAATACTTCGTCCGGGAGACGGAAAAGAAGAGGATGGCGCAGATGTCGGACGGCGCCGTTCTGCCCGAGGATGAAGCTCGCGAGAAGATAGCCGCGTGGGACGCGGAAGCAAGAAAGATCAAGGCGGCGATCGCGGCCGCTCAGACTGCGGCGCAGGGCCAAGCTGCGCCAGCAGCCGCCGTGGCAGGATCCCCTCCGCTCCTCGGCCCGGACTCGTCCACCGCGGCCGTACAACAGGGGGGTGAGCCTCCAGGGGCTATTGCCGGGGGAGAGACGGTCCCTTCTCCTCCCGTCCCCCCGGCGCCCCCGGCGGATGCGATCCTCGCGATGACGATCGGCGAAAAGCCCAAAATCGCGAAGACCAAGGACACCGAGATCATCAAGATCCGTCGGTATGTGACCAACGGGTCGGACGTGATCGAGGGCATGGACGGCGACGAGAAGTATTTCCCCGGCAAGTACATCCCGATCATTCTGTGCCTGGGCAAAGAGCGCAACATCGAGGGCAAGCGGTACGTCCGTGGCATGATCCACGACGCGATGGATCCTGCGCGGTTGGTGAACTACTGGACAACGGCGGTGGCCGAAACGGTCGCGCTGGCCCCCAAGGCCCCGTGGCTGGTGACGCCGGCCATGATAAAGGGGTTCGAGAACGACTACGCGACCGCGCACGAAGAGAACTTCCCGTTCCTCAAGTACAACATAGACCCGATGGCGCAGATGCAGACTCCCACACGGAACCACACGGGCGATCCGCCCTTGGCATTGTTCACGCAGTTGCAAATCGCGCATCAGAATTTGAAGGATGTCATCGGCCAGTACGCCGCCGACGTGGGCGACAAGGGGCCGGAGCGAAGCGGCCCTGCGATCATCGCACGGCAGACGCCTGGGGACGTGGGATCGTTTGCGTTCCTCGACAACCTCTCCCGGTCGATCGCGCACTCAGGCAGGGTCATCAACGAGATGATCCCCGAGGTGTACGATACCGAGCGCGACGTGCGGCTTCGCAACGTGGACGAATCCGAGACGTTCGTGCCGATCAACACCACGGCGGGGAACGCGCTTAAGAACATCCGGAAGAACCCGGACCGGTACTTCGGCCTCGACCCGAACCGGCTTGCCGAGTCCATGAAGAAAGAAGGCGCGGACGCCCGGTTCAACGACATCACGGTCGGCAAGTACGACGTGATCGTATCGGTCGGTCCGTCGTACTCCACGGCGCGGCAGGAGGCTTCCCAGAACCTATTCACGCTCATCAATTCCATGCCCGACAAGATGGGGATCGCCGCCGATATCCTCGTGGAGAACATGGACTTCCCCGGCGCGGACCGTCTCGCTGCGCGACTTCGAAAGATCATCCCGCCCGGCATTCGCGAACTTCGCCCCGGGGAGGAGCCTCCAAAGCCGCCCCCGCCGTCGCTTCAGGAGCGGGTCCAGATGAAGAAACTGGAACTCGAAGACAAGAAAATCACCGTGCAAGTCGAGCGGCAAAAGGTCGAGCAGATCAAGGCCGTCAAAGAGTTGGCCGACGCCCGGGGAGAGTTCGCAACGTCGTACTTGGACTCCTCAAGGAAGTCATGTCACCACAACACCCGGCCGACGCGGTGATGCGCGGTATGCCGCCCGGGATGACGCAATAGGGGGGACTGATGGAACTCGTGGACCTGAAATCGCCGAAGAAAACCACCAAGGATATGAAGGCCGGCATGATGCCGTCCCCAATGGAGCAGGACCAATATCCGTGGGGTACGAAGATCGACCTGAACGAAGAGTCCTTGGCAAAACTCGGCGATCTCTTTGACGACGCCGTGGTCGGCGAGGAAGCGAACGTAACTGCGAAGGCCAAGATCGTCTCGAAGCGGGCGAACGATACCGTTGGCGGGGACGGGAAGAAGAAGAAAAACCGGTCGCTCGAACTGCAAATCACGAAGATAAACGTCGAATGCAAGAGCGCATACGACAAGGGGACGATGGACGAATTCATGAAGAAGCGCCAGAAAAAATAGGAGGGGACGGATGAGCACACCCGAAGAGATCGCTGTACAGGAAGCGGCGGCGGCAACAGCAGCGCAAGCCGTAACGGACGAAGCGAAGAAGGCGGCGGACGAGGCCGCGAAGGTCACACCGACGGACGACGAAACGAAGAAGGGCGATGATGACGCGACCCGCCAGGCCGAGAAAGCGCGGGTAGCCGAAGAGGCTCGCAAGGCGAAAGAAGCCGAGCCGACAGAAGGTGCCGAAGCGCGGATCCGCAAACTCATCGGAGAGCGCGAGGACGCACGGCGCGAAGCGGCGTACCTGCGCGGGCTGGCCGAAGGCCGTCAACCGAAGCCCGCCGATACCGCACCTGCCCCGCTGAAGATCGAGGATTACCTTCCGAACGAGCAGGAATTCGCCGCGGTCGGACTTACCGCCGAGAACTTCGAGAAGGCCGGCCGGTCCTACGACGACCTGCTCATGGCGAAGTCGGCCTACGCGATGCAGAAACGGACGGTCGTTCTTGCGAAGCAGGCCGAGGAGGGCCGCGCCAAGGAGTCCGTCGCCAAGGCGCAAGCGACGTTCATGGAGCGGATCAACAAGGCGGCGGAAACGGACCCAGGCATCCTCGAAATCATGGAGGACCGGACGCTGCCGGTCAGTCAGACCATGGCCGAGATCATCCGCGAGTCGGAAGTCGCCCCGAAGATCCTGCGACACCTCTCCGCGAACCGCGCCGAGGGTATGCGTATCGCGCAACTCTCTCCGTTAGCCGCGGCGCGGGAACTCGGTCGCATCGAAGCGAAGATCATGGCGGCCCCGGCACCGACCCCTCCGAATCGCATATCGCAGGCTCCGGCGCCGATCACCCCGCTCACACCCACGGGGGTCACGGAAATAGACCTTGACAAAGTTCCGATTGGTGATTTCATGAAGAAAAGAAACGCGCAGCAGTACGGCGCGACAGGGAGATAGAAGTTTCACCGCAAGGCTTCCGTAAGCACGACGTATGCGGAGTTCGTCGCCCGCACGGAAGCGCGACTCAGGCACGTGAAGCCTGCCTCCTGTCACTTCGGGACTCAGGGACCCGGCGAGCGGAAAGAAGTAGCAGCAAACACTCGTAGAAGGAGGCAGTAAATTGGCGAACACTCTCCTCACGCCCACGGCATTAACACGCGAAGCCTTGCGTGTCCTGCACAACAACCTGGCCTTCGCCCGCGGAGTCAACCGGCAGTACTCGAAAGAGTTCGCCGTTTCCGGCGCGAAGATAGGGTCATCCATCAACATCCGCAAGCCGAATCGGTACTTCGTCCGTACCGGCGCGGCCATCAACGTCCAGAACACGACCGAGGCGTACACCTCGCTCGCGCTCTCGACGCAATGGGGCGTGGACATCTCGTTCTCGTCCGCAGAACTGACCCTCTCGCTCGACGATTTCTCCAAGCGGATCCTCACGCCGGCGATGGCGCGGATCGCCTCGAAGATCGACGAAGCGGGCCTGGCGCTCTACACCGACATCTACAACATCGTCGGCACGTTCGCGACGACCCCCGGCTCGGCTTCGGGCGGCACGGGCCTCCTGAAGTACACCGTCCCCGGCATCTACCTCAACTCGGGCATGGTCCTCGACCACAGCGCCGCTCCCCGCGATGACAACCGGCGCGTGATCCTCGGGCCGGCGGCGATGGCGTCGTCCGTGGATGGCCTCTCGGGCCTCTACAACCCGCAGGGTCGCGTCTCCGAGCAGTACAAGAAGGGCCTCCTGGGCCAGGCGCTCGGGTTCGAGTTCGCCATGGACCAGAACGTCGCCACGCACACCAACGGCACCCGGGCGATCGCCTCGGAGATCACCGTGCAGGCGACTTGGACCTCCGGGTCGAATCTGTCCCTCACCGGCGGCTCCGCGACCATCAAGAAGGGCGACGTTCTCACCGTCGCCGGCGTCTACATGGTCAACCCGGAGAACGGGCAGTCCACCGGCATCCTCCAGCCCTTCGTCGTGACCGCCGATGTCACGATGAGCGGCACCACCTCCGTAGGTGTCTCCCCGACTCCGAAGCTCGCGTCCGCGACCGTCGCCGACGGGAACATCAACCGCGTGCCGACTGGCTCCGATGCAGTCGTCTGGTTCGGCGCAACCGCCTCCGTGGGTCCGCAGAACATGGCGTACCACCAGGATGCCTTCACGCTCGGCACCGCCGACCTCGAACTGCCCAAGGGCGTCGATTTCGGTGCCCGGGAGAACTACGACGGCATCTCGATGCGGATCGTGCGGGCCTACGATGTCAATTCCGACCAATTTCCCTGTCGAATCGATGTCCTCGGAGGCTGGGCCACTTTAAGGCCCGAGTTAGCGTGTCGGATCACCGGGTGATAAGTAGTTGAAATCATTGGTGTTTTCCATGTCTGGTATCGCGTGCCAAGCGGGTACTTTCCTCGCTCGTCATGGGTGGAGTGGTGAGTGTTTTTTCATCGCTCCACCCACGTATACGATGTCTATCCCAGATGGTCCCGAAAGGGATGCCAGTGATTTCAGCCCACTCGGAAACGCAATGGGTTTCTCCATCCATGGTGAGCAGGACGTTGTTCCGCTTGTTACGTCCCTGCTCTTTTCGGGTAGCCCATCGGCAATTCTCGGGAGAGTACTCCTTGGAGTTGTCGTTGCGCTCAATCTGCAACCCCTTCTGGTAGCCACCGGCCATGTCCTGAATGAAGTTGTTCGGGTCATGCCATCGCTCACAGACGGTAATCCCGCGGCCGCCATAATTGCCGTATCGCTTATCTTCTTGGCGGTAGCATCGCTCCATCATGGCCTTCCATATCGGGAAGATGGCGTGTCCCCACGCTCCATGCGTGGTCACGGATTCCCGATGGAGGCATCCGCAACTGCGGGTCGGTGGGCGACCCTTCGTACCCTCTTTTCGAAGGGCATCAAGCCTTACGTAAGGCGGGTCGCTTCCGCAATCGCATTGACACCTAACCATGTAGCGGTACGTCCCTTTGATCTTGTGGGTGGACAGGACCAGCAGTCTTCCGTATCGTTCTCCAGGCTTTATGGCCGAAGGAGAAGTCCAATCCTCAAGTTCTATGGTGTACCTCCATCGTATGTTTTGAACACAATGGCACATTTAACCGGATAAAGCAAGAAAAAGAAGAAGGAGGTCCATAAATGACCGCACCGAACAGCGAAAGCGGAAGCCTGGAGCAGCAGATCGGCAACGGAAACCCGGATGGGATCGTTCTCGGCAACGCCGCGGCGGATCCCGTCGGGTTCTACGGCACGACTCCGACGGCGCAGCAGGCCACCACGGGCGGCGCCGGCGTCACCACCACCGTCTCCATCTCGACCACCACGACCAAGTGGGGGTTCGCAACGTCCACACAGGCCAACGAGATCATCACGATGGTCAACGATCTCCGCACGGCGCTTGTGAACATCGGGATCCTGTCGGCGTAGGCAACCATGGGGCGGGGGAGCAATCCCTCGCCCCATCAACCTTTGTGGAGGACGGATGAAGCTCGTCATCGCAACCCCGTTTTACAGTGTAAGCGCATTCAGCCCGTACATTTCCAGTCTCGTGAAAACGATCTCTCTTTTGAACAAACTCGGCATCGAATTCGATTATTGGGACCTGTCGGGTGACGCCTACGTGGATCGGGCGCGGAACACGATCGCGAACAAGTTCATGGAATCGGACGCCACGCACATGATCTTCATCGACTCGGACATGGCGTGGGACCTCGAAGGGTTCGGAAATCTGCTCAAAGCGGATGTGGACGTTGTGGGGGCTGGATACCCCTGCAAGAATCAATGGGATTTCTACTCGTGCGTCCTGAACGTGAACGAGGACCAGACGCCGAAGGTGAACGCACAGGGCCTCATCAGCGCGTGGGGAGTGCCGACCGGATTCATGAAGATCCGCAGGGAAGTGTTCCTGAAACTGGCCGAGAAGATGCCGGAGAACTTCTACGAAGGGAAGCCGATGGAGGAAGGCTCATCGCCGGTGAAGGTTTTCAACTTCTTCGGCAGGATCCCTCCGATGGGCGAGGACATCTCGTTCTGTCGCCGGTGGGCGTCGATCGGCGGCGAGTTGTGGGTCGAGCCTCGCGTGACGATCACGCATTTCGGGATCAAGGGATGGGAAGGCAATTACGACAAGTTCCTGAAGGCGTGCCCTGGCGGGAGCAACGATCCGGCACGGAAGGTAGTGGCCCCCGCATGAAAGTGTGCCTCATCTATATCGGCATCGGCGTGGCCGGATTCAACGCCAACAGGCCGAAGGGGGATCGTGAGGGTTCGTGGATCGGTCACGGTGTCGCGTCGATCGGGTCCAGCACGAAAGCCGCCGGCCATGACGTGACGCTGATCGACCTTCGGAACCTCGCCAACGGGGCCGATGCCATCGCGAAGATCGCGGCCGCGGACGCCGACGTGTTCGGCCTGTCGGTGTCTCCCGTGGACGGAGAATACGCCCCGATGATTGCCAAAGCGGTCAAGCATTACCATCCCGCAAGCAAGGTAGTCGTCGGTGGCATTCATCCGACGATCTTCCCGGAGCGGTACGACTTCTCCGAGATCGACACGGTAGTCATGGGCGAAGGGGAAGTTACGTTCCCTGAGTTGGTCTGCAAGCACGAACTCGGCGAACCCCTGCCGAAGACGGTCCGCGGCGAGAAGCCCGACCTTGGGCGCATCCAGTGGGTCGATCGCGAACTGTTCGACTACCAGCGCGAACTGGACTGCTTCTTCGCGCCGGGACAGGAGTTGCCGTCGATCACGATGCTGGCGGGGCGCGGGTGTCCGTTCAAGTGCCAATACTGCCAGCCGGCCGAGAACGCCGTGTTCGGCAAGCCCTTCAGGATCCGTCCGGTTGACGATGTGATCGCGGAACTGAGGCACCTGAAGAAGAAGTATGATTTCAAGAGCATCACCTTTTGGGACGATACGTTCACGCTGAACAAGTCGTGGATCATGAAATTCTGCGACCTGTACGAGAAAGAGAACTTCGGCGCGACGATCGCGGCGTGTTCCCGGGCCGACATCATCTGCCGCAACGAGGAGATGGTCGAGCGGCTGGCGAGTATCGGCACGACGTATTTCGTGATCGGCATGGAGAGCGGAAGCCAGCGCGTTCTGGACTTCATCAAGAAGGGCACGACGGTCGAGCAGAACAAGCAGGCGGCGAAAATCTGCCGCAAATACGGTGTGAAGGTGTTCGCGACCTACATGTACGGCCTGCCGACGGAGACGAATGACGAGGCCCTGGCGACGGCGAACATGATCGACGAAATCGCTCCGGAGTTCCCGAGTCCGTTCTACTTCTTCCCGATCGAGGGTACGGGGATCTACTCGTACTGCAAAGAGAACGACCTTCTGATGCCGGGCCATGAAAAGCGCATTATCGAGCGAACGGGGATCTTCGCTCCTGCAATCAAGGGCGTCGATTACGGGTTCCTAAACGAGATCATGATGGGCCGAAGGGCCTCCTGAAAGGAGAGAGTCATGGGCAAAGGCGGATCGTTGGGTGGAGCGAAGATGAAGCCGGTCGTAGGGAAAGAGGGCATCAAGAGCGGCGGCGCGAACGTCCCGAGCACGAAGGCAGCGGTCGGGCAGTCCGGCTACGGGTTCGCTCCTTCGGCCAAAACCTCCGTGCCGTGCAGCGGCGGCAAGGGCACCGGCGGGAAGCTGTAATACCATGCCGATCCCCGGCGCGAAGTATCGCCACAAAAAGGGCACGGATGTCCGGCTGGCGTTCAAGGGCGGCGAGGTCGTGGAGGCCAAGAATACGAAGACGGGAGCGACCCACACGCCAAGCGAGTTCGCCGCCGATCGGAAGAAGAAGGACAAGAAGCCCGAGGCGATCACTCGGTTCATGAACCGAAGGAACAAAAAAGAGGGGAGAATGTAATGCCCGAACAGGACGGACCGACGTTCCCGAGGAAGCTCTACAACGACGCCCACGATGTCATCGAAGCCGATTGCCAAGAGACGCTGGAGTTGGCGCTGTCCCGCGGGTGGAAACTCGTCCCGCCGGCTTTGAACACGATCCCGAAGTTGAAGGAGAAGATCGCCGAGGTCGAGGCGGAACTGAAGGAACTGAAGGAAAATCTCGCCGCCAAGATCCACGAAACCGAGATCGCCATGAAGGCCGAGGAAATCCTCGAAAAGATGCGGGCCGAGAAGGCCGCGCAGGAGGCCGAGGCGCAGGAAAAAGCCGAGGCCCAGACGGCGAAGGAAGAGGCGGAAGCGGAAGAGAAGGCGACGGCGGATGCCAAGGCACAGGCCGAGGCGGAAGTAGGAGCGAGCGAACCCCCCAAGGGAGGCCCCGTTTCACCTCCGGCACCGGCGCCGGAAAGTGGGCCTCCTCCCGCCTCGAAGGCGGGTGTCGAGTTCGGCGAGAAGGGGAAGAAGAAGTAACGCCACGGCGTAGGAGTAGCCTGATGCGGAAGTGGATCGCAATTCTGCTCGCGGTTGGGTTGCTCCTGCCTCCCGCTTACGTCCTCGCCGATCGCGTCAAAGGAGCGTTTCAGAGCCTTGACGTAACGGACAACGTCACGGTCGGCGGCACCACCATCACAGACAATCTTTCTGTCTCTGGAACGCCCATATTCGCCGACAACACGGTAAATGGGGCCGACCTGATCGACAACACCGTCACCTCGGCCAAGATTCTGGACAATTCGATAGCGTCCTCGAAGATCCTCGATAACACGATCGCGCTCGGGAAGATTGCCGCATCGGGCACGAAGGACAGCACAACCTACCTTCGCGGCGATAGCACGTGGTCAACCAAAGATTTTAATGTATGCCTACTGAGCAAATCCGCGCAGCAAGACATTGCCGGGGGAGTCCCAACATACATAACTTTCGACGTGGAAGACAGCGATATACTTGGGGCACATAATCCAGCAACGGACAATTCCAAGATCACAATTCCAGCCGGGTATAATTATGTGAATGTAAATGCGTTAGTGTGGTTTGAATCTCCATCAGGTAGCAGCAGAAGGACAATCTTATACAAGAATGGAACTGGAATAGACGTAAGAATATCTAGTTCCGACACTACGATCGATTCAAGCCTTGGAATATCTACTGGATGGGTACCTGTGGTTGCGGGGGACAATGTGTTTATTAGCGTACTATCCGCGACGGACAACGTTGTCGTATCGGGAACTTACACTAACTTCAGAGCGGAGTTCAAGTAAATGGGAACGCTGGCTCTGTGGATATTAATGAATGTAGCGATAGTATCCGACTGGGGTCAAACTCGTTATATCGCTTCCCATCCACAAGTTTATTGGGAGGAGGACAATCCTTTCCTTGGGAAGCACCCGTCCATGGGTCAAGTAAACGCATGGTTCATCGGTTCTCTTGCGGTGAATAACGGGATCATGGTCGTGTTGCCGAAGAAGTACCGCCCGTACTATGCGGGAGCGGTGACGGCATACGAGGCGCATCTCGTGATCCGAAACAATTCTATCGGAGTAAAGGTGGACTTCTGATGAGATATCCGATCTACGGCACCTGCCTCCCCGGTTCGCTCGTCGAGATATTCCTCAACGGGACCTCGACGCCGGCTTCGGTCTACGCCGCTGTCGCCGGGGGAAGCCCGATCAGCAGCATCGTGGCGAATGCCGATGGAACGGTCACGTTCTTCGTGGACGATGCGGTCAATCCGTTCCCGGCTTTCTTCGACCTCCATATCACCGCGACCGGGTACGCGGACGTTGACCTGCAAAACGTCTGGAACACGTTCATTGGCACGGGATCCCCGGCAGTCGTCTCTTCCTCCACGACGGTCACGATCCTCGACCTCATCAAGGCGGCGTTGCAGGAAATCGGTGCCTTGGCCGCGGACGAAACGCCGAACGGTTCCGACACGCAGTTGGCCCTCAAAACGCTCAACCTCATGCTCGGGGCGTGGTCGGCCGACAACCTGCGGGTAAGGGCCACCGTGCAGGAGAATTTCGCGCTGGTCGCCGGGACGCGGAGCTACACGATCGGATCGACCGGCGTGTTCGCCACGGTGAAGCCGCTGAAGATCCTCGGGGCCTTTGTCCGGGACTCCAATAACAACGATTCCGGCCTGAACGTCATCGAAAAGGACCTCTACAACAGTTTCACCGACAAACTGATCTCCTCCGGGACGCCCGAGGACCTGTACTTCGACCCCGGCCTGACGCAGCAGACGGCCCAACTCGGGACGATCTACCTGTCCCCCATACCTAACGCCGCCGACACGCTTTACATCGAATCTCAGAAGATCCTGACGAGTATTTCGTCGGTCGGCGCGGCGGTCACGTTCGAGCCGCCCTACTACGAGGCCATCCTCTACAACTTGGCGGTCCGTCTGTACCGGAAGTTCCATGAGCATAGCGCCCAAATCCCGACGGATACCCTTCGCATGGCGGCGGAATCCCTTACGGTGATCGAGCGGATGAACGCCGTGCAACCGATAGCGGGAATGGAGATGCCAAGTCAAGCCGGAGGGTGGAACATCAACACCGGGGATTACAACTGATGCCCCGCTTGTCCTTCGCCGGGTCTACCTATGTAGCCCGTTCTCCCAATATCAGCCTCGAACGATCGGTCAATTTCTACGTGGAGGGCAATCCTCCTGGATCCAAGGCGCCGGAAGCCCTGATCGGGACGCCCGGGACGGCTCTTTGGGCGACGGTCGGGACCGGCGTGATCCGCGGTACGCACGTCTTCAACGGCGTGATGTTCGTCGTTTCTGGGAACAAGCTCTATTCGGTCACGACGGCGGGGGTTGCGACCGAATTGGGCACGCTTTCGACCTCGACCGGTCCTGTTTCCATGCAGAACAACGGCTTGGTGGTGGCGGGGATCGGCGGGAACCAACTGATCGTCGTGGACGGGACGGATGGGTACATCTACAACGTCTCTACGGCGGTGTTTTCGACGATCACGAGCGCGGGATTCCCTGCCGATCCGGTAATGGTGGAGTACGTAGACGGGTACTTCATCGCCATCGGTAGCGGCAAAATGGCCTATGCAGTCAGCAATTTATACGATGGTTCCACGTGGAACGCTCTCGCCACGGCATCCATTCTAGCATCTCCGGAAGGGGTCCAGGCGGTCATCTCGAATCATCAGCAGTTGTGGTTCATCAAGCAGGAGACGAGCGAAGTCTGGTACAACGCAGGGACTCCCACGTCCCAAGGGTCGCCATTCTCCCGCATTCCAGGGTCGATTCTTGATCTCGGCACTCCCGCGCCGTGGTCGGTGGTCCGCGGGGACGGCGGGATCTTCATGCTCGGCAATATGCGGGTCGGCGGCGTGGCGGGGCTGGCCGGCGTGATGAAGATCGACGGGTTCGTGCCGAAAATCATCTCCACAACGGCGATTAACTATCAAATTCAACGACTTTCGACCGTTTCAGACGCCTTCGGGTGGTGCTACACGGACGAGGGGCACACGTTCTACGTACTGACCTTCCCTACGGCGAACTGGACCATCGTTTTTGACACGGCAACGCAGCAATGGCACGAGCGGTCGCTCTACATCACCGGGGATCCGTTCACGGTCAACCGGCACGTCGGGAATTCCTACGAATATTTTAACGGGAAGCACCTGATCGGCGACTATCAGGCCAACGGGAAGATTTACCACATGGATTCGGGCTATTACGACGATAATGGCGTGAATCTGGTGGCCTTCCGGACGACGAAATACACTCAGGATGACGATGAACTGCGGAACGTGTTCTTCCACAAACTACAGATAGACATGGAGACGGGAGTTGGCGCGGGTGTCGTGGCAAATCCCCAAGCGATACTCTCGTGGTCGGACGACGGCGGCAGGAGTTGGGCGAGTGATCGTGTCGGCATCATGGGAGCGACCGGGGAGTACGCCGCGAGGGTCATCTGGAGGCGCCTGGGGCGCTCCAGAGCGAGAGTTTTCCGCCTGACCATCTCTGACCCCGTGAAGCGCGTCATTACGGGCGCCTACGTCAAGGCCGGCCTGTGAGAGTCCCGGCGCCGACCAGCGCACCCCTGCGGATGGGGGATATTTCGTCCCTGATTACCTCCCCGGCGTGGATCGAATGGTTCCAACGGCTCTCGGACTACTACGATTCGGTGCCGAAATTCATTGATCCGAAGTCGCCGTTCTTCGGGCAGTCGGCTCCAGCGAATCCGTCCGAGGGGTTGCTGGCCTATGCGGACGGCACGAATTGGGATCCGGACGGCACGGGCAGGGCAGGGATCTATCTCTATACGAGCGCGGTGTGGAGTTTCGCAAACGTGACGCTTCCCGGTACGACGGTTTCAAGCGAGACGGCGTTCGGGATTCTCGCGGCTGTCGGCACTTCGCTTCTCTACGCTCGCCAGGATCACACGCACGGGTCGCCGACAAACCCTATACCGGCGCATGTGGCGGCGGCGGACCCACACGTCGTTTATGCATTACTCGCTGGTCGCGCTGGCGGGCAGACGCTAAAAGGGTCCACGGATGCCAGTGGAAATCTTGTTCTTCAGTCCACGGCACACGCCACGAGAGGATACGTTAAGTCGGAAGACGCCTTCGTTCTTCCGAAAACTTCAGGCAAGGGAATTGCGGTCGATACCACGACTCCCACATTCGGGTACAGGGACTTATTGGGGGACGTGAAGGTCCTATCACCTGGTGCAAACGATCCGATAGTAGCGGTGTTCAGGGACGCCATAAGAGCATTCTCTTTCAGCAACGCCGTCATGAACGAATGCTTCATGTTCTTCCATATTCCGCATGACTACGTTCCTGGAAGTGATATTTTCATACACACCCATTGGAGTCAAAATGTCGTAGATAGTGGTGGTGCGGCGGGCGTTCCAGGGGTCGTCAAGTGGTCTTTCGAAGTGTCTTATGCAAAGGGCCACGATCAAGCTGCGTTTCCCGCCTCGTTTACGACATACGTAACGCAAACGGCAAGTGGCACACAGTATCGACACATGTTGGCAGAGGTTCAATTGTCGGCAGCATCTCCGTCTGCGGTGCAGATAGATTCTGACGATCTGGAGCCGGATGGAATCATCCTGGTTCGCTGCTTCAGGGATCCCGGCGATGGAGCGGACACATTGAACCAGGTCCCATTTCTCCATTACGTCGATATCCACTACCAATCTTCCAATATCGCCACCAAGGCGAAGGCACCGAACTTCTATGTGTAAACAACGAGGAGGCTTCTGATGAAAAGATTCGGCTGGCTGATACCGGCACTTCTACTAATGATGCCGTTGGTCTCCCATGCGGACTACACGTGGACCGCATCGGGTACGGTGACGGGCGGCGCGGTCGCGGATAACACGACGGCGACGATCACGCTTCCTCCGGAGGTCGGTGCCATCACGTACCTGAAGTTGCCGACCATCGACAGCGCCTCGGTCGCCATCTCGGGAGGCTATGAAGACAACACATCCGTATTTTATACTATCGCCTCGAACTACAGCGCGACGGCCCTGATCGACTTCACCTACGCAGCGACCACGGGAGGGAAGTTGCTTCTCATGCCCGATCTCAGGCCATTCAGGAGAGTAAAGATCACTTTGGGGGCTGGTCAGTCAGCCGACAGAGCGTTAACCTTGGTCGGAAAATAAAGGAGGTACGCGCATGGCTATCGTGGATTACCAGTTGATCGCTACGGGGTTTCAAGGGGGTTCACTCGTCAAGTGGCCTGCGCTCGCCAACGGCGACACGGGGCGTCCGTTCCAGCAACCGGCGCACAACGACAGGAGCGTTCACGTCAAGGGCACGTTCGGGTCCGGCGGGACGTGCATCATCGAGGGGTCGAACGAGCTTGTTCCGGCGACGTATGCGACCCTGAACGATCCGCAAGGGAACGTCCTTTCGTTCACCGTGGAGAAGATCGAGGCGGTGCTCGAAAATGTCCTCAGCATCCGCCCGCGGGTATCGGCGGGGGACGGCACGACGGAGATTGACGTGTACCTTTTACTGGTAGGAGGTGCAAAATGACGAACCAAGACGAACTGAACGAGGCGTTGAGCCTCGCCAAGAAGATGAAGAACGCATTCAAGGCGTTCGAGGAAATCGAGAAACTGATTCAGGCGCAGGCGGCGGTACAGGGCACGGCATCCGACCTCGAAGCGAAGACGGCCGCGCTTCGTGCGGAATTGGCCGAACTCCCGAAGAGGCTCGCCGAGGCGAAGGCCAAGCACGACGAAGGAATGAATCGCCTGAACGCTGAGTTTACGCTCACCAAGGCCAAGCACGATGCCGAACTGGACAAGATGGATGAGGAGCGGAAGAAGGCGAGGGCGCCCCTGGATGCAGACATCGCATCCTACGCTTCGGCAATGAGGTACGAGAAGAAGAAGAACGCCGAGGAGGTCGCCACCATGAAGGAGGAGTTCTCCGAGGCCAGGAGAAAGCATGAGGCGGCGATGGTATCCTTGGATGTAGAGATCACCGCGAAGCAGAAGGTCCGCGATTCGCTTCAGGCCGAGATCGACGCCCTGAAGCAGAAGTTCGCGTAACCCGCCCTCTGTGGCGGGGATGACCTCTTCGAAGGTGGGATAGATGGCGCTGGCCCTTACATCCATTTGGGGCCACACGGCCCGCCAGAAAGGATGATCTGTGACCGTCGCCTTTGACGCCTTCACGTCGAACGTCGTCGGGTCGACCAATCCGAGTTTTACGCATACACCGGTCGGAACTCCCCGGGGGGTAGTGGTTTTCGTACTTTGGATTTCTGCGAACGACGAGATCACCGGGATTACCTATGGTGGAACGGCAATGTCGGAAGTGTCGGGGTCGCCTAACCTCAAGGCGGCTGCGGAAACAATGTCGATGGCCGCGTACTTCTTGGGCACGTCGATACCTGCCGGGGCGCAGACGGTGGCTACTGCAGGAAGCGGTGTTTCCGGGAAGCTCGCCTACTGTTATACGGTAACGGCTGCGGCGGATACCGCGGTATCGGATTCGGACGGCTCAATCAATTCAGACGCCGTGGGCAATCCGTCCGCGATTCTTTCCTTGGGCGGATTGGCGGCGTTCGTATGCGAGGCGCTTCTTTCCGGACAGGACGTCATTACGGGGATCACGCCTTTTGCGGGGTGGACCTCTAGGCACGAGATCGACGGTGGAGCGTATTCGGCGGGCAGTTACTCCTACGACACCGTGGGTACGGCTGACGTAACGATGGGGTGGACGCAAGCCACAGACGATGCCACATGCATCGGAGTAGCGGTCAGGGAAGTGGCGGGCGGCGGGGGATTCCGTTCTCGCATCGCTGGCGGGTTGGTAGGAGGATAAGGAATGGCGAATGCTAAAATCACGGAGTTGACGGCGCTTACGGCGGTAGATATCGCGGACGTTTTACCTATCGTAGACGATCCTGGCAAGGAGGAATAGATGGCCCTGCAACTGTCCGAATCTGTACGGGATGCACAGAACAACGCGATCGAGACGACCATCTCAACCTTGCCGAAACTCTATCTCCTCAGCGGCGCAGTAGAAGCCAACTGTGCGGCGGCAGACACCGGGACGATTTGCGCCATCCTGGACCTGCCCTCCGACTGGCTCGGAGTGTCGTCTGCGGGAGTGAAGTCGAAGGCTGGCACGTGGTCGGGCGTTGGCCACGCGAACGCAGGCGCAGGGACCGATGTCGGCCACTTTCGGGTGAAGGACACCGCCGGAACGACCGTCCATATCCAGGGAACCGTGACGGTCACGGCGGGCGGTGGCGATATGACGATGGACAACGTGAGCGTGGCGACGGACCAAGCGGTCACCGTCAATACGTTCGCGCTGACGGCAGGGAACGCCTAAACACCCGGATACACCTAAGGAGAGTACTATGCGATCCGTACATTCAGGGAGGCTTGAGCGTTGGCTCGGCAAGGAGCGGGTGGAATACATCTCCCGGTCAATGAAAGGATGGTACGGCCCTCCGATCCATATCCTCGATTGCCCCGGTTCCGTCCGGGTTTGCGGTGACGGAGACTTTATCGGACCGTTCGATAGGGGCGTATTCGTATCGGCTGTCGATGCTTTACGCGAGGCATACAAACGGGCAGCGGCGATTCCACCGGGGAAGTTTTACGCCGGGTTCACTTCCATCTCAGACGCGCTCGCTCGCGCATCCGGTGGTGACGGGCAGATCAGGGTGTTTAACAAGGTCGGCCCGACGGGGGTCGTGGCGGTGACATCCTCTCTCTGGAGACTCGGCCCGCAACCACCAGTTGGCGCGACTCCTGCTGCTGCGGCGGGCGGGACCGTCTTCACTTCCGCCTCCGTTGGAGCGCTGTCGTTCAACAATCCAGCGACCGGCACCCTGCATCTGGTCGGCGCGGATGTATCCGCATCGGTGATAAACAACTCGCTCCTGCTCTACGACCTGCTCTTCGGTGTGGCGAAGACGATGAATGCAACCGGCACGGAAGCCGTTACGGGCGTTCCGACCCGGTATCAGTCCGTCACGGCGACGGACATGGATTACATCGGCGGGAACTTCCTCTTCGTGCAGGTCGGAGGGACGGCCTTGGCAGCGACCGCGCACAACTGGACGGTCTGCACCTACCTCGATCAGGGCAACGCCGCATCCACTCTGCCATCCCTGACCGGCAACTCCGGCGCCATCGTGGATCGGCTCGACCATCCCGTGGGGCAATGGTTCGCGCCCCTTGAATCCGGTGATGTAGGTATTAAGGCCCTCACGCAGATGCAATGCTCGGCGTTGGTCGCGACGGGAGTCATCTGGTTCATGATCGGACACCCGCTCGGATTTATGTCGTTCCCGGTTATAAACTCGATGATGCCTTTCGACTGGCTCACAAACCGGAATCAGGCTCCGCGAGTATTCAACAACGCCTGTCTCGCGTTTCTTGAGCCGACCAAGCCCGCGACCGGCACTACGACCTACACCGGCAGCATCCACTTCACGAGGGCTGTTCCTTAATGGGCCTTTGGAGGACATTTCGATGGGATAGCGGACGGCTCGGTCGTTCCGCGCAGATCGACTTCTGGCAGATCAGCCGGACGGCGCAAGACCCAAGCATCCCGAATTTCCCGTTGGAGACGCCAACGGCGGGATCTCGCACCATCGACCTTGGCGTCACCCTCGCTGGATGCGTCGTCGCGGCGGCGGCAACGCTGGTCGCTACAGCAGCCCTTGCGGTACAACTGGCGGGCGCAACGGTTGGGTCCGGAGTAACGGTTCCTACGGTAGCCGATCTCGGCAAGACCCTTGCCGGCGCAACGCTGTCCGCCACGGCTACCACCGCCGGCCCCGCCGCCCCCGCCGGCCCCGCCGGCGACTCACACGGGTTAGTGGGAGGCTAAATGTTTATCGGCGACATCCGGCTCGGCGATACGTTCGATCACAAGTTCACGACGATAGACAGTACGGGGCTGCCGGTCACGATGGCGGGCACTCCGGTCGTTTCCGCATATCCCGGCAACAGCGTCACGGAAATCACCGCCGGGATCACGCTATCGGTGGACTTCGACTCGCGGACAGGACTTCATAACGTCAGGGTAGTGGCGACGAGCGGCAACGGATACGCCACCGCGACCGATTACACGCTTGTAATGACAGCCGGTACCGTCAGCGGCATATCGGTCGTGGGGTATGTAGTCGGGCGATTCAGCATCGAGAAACGCTCCGCGCTGATGCCGATAACCGCCGCCAGAACTATCGATGTCGATGCGAGCGGTAAGGTACTCCTTCAGGCCACGCAGACCGGCGTGACGATCCCGACGGTGACGGCGCTGACGAACGCCCCATCGGATTCCTCTGGGACGACAACGCTTCTTGGCCGCGTGGTGGGAACAGTCGCCGCCGGGACGCATAATCCGCAGTCGGGCGATTCCTTCCCGCTGGTATCCACCGAGGTCGCTGAAATATATGCGGCGGTCATCACTAATGCGGCAGGTGCGGACATAGCGGCGGATATCATCGCGGTCAAGGGCGTGGTCGATACGATCCAAGCCGACACCGACCTGCTAGACGATGCCATCGGAGGTTTGGTCGATATCCATACTGACGTTGCGGCGGTGAAGGTAGACACAGCGGCGATTGCCATTGACGTTGCAGGGTTGGACGGTGCGGTGATGAGGGGCACGGATTCTGCCGCCCTCGCGTCGGTATGTACGGAAGGGCGGCTTTCCGAACTCGACGCCATTACAGCGGGGAAGATGGCCTACGTTGCCGATGTTATCGCGGTTGACGTTGCGGGACTAGACGGAGCCGCCATGCGAGGAACCGATAGTGCGGCGTTGGCGTCCGTTTGTACGGAGGCTCGACTATCTGAACTAGACGCTGGTACTCCCGGAAAGATGGCTGCGGTGGCGGATGTAATCGCCATTGACGTTGCTGGATTGGATGGCGCTGCTATGCGCGGAACAGACAGCGCGGCCCTTGCAAGCGTCTGTACGGAAGGAAGGCTTGCGGAACTGGACGCGGCGAACCTACCGACCGACATTGCGGCCCGCGCTACCCCCGCGCAAGTAAACGCTGAAGTCCTCGACGTGCTTAACGTGGACACGTTCGCGGAGCCGGGGCAGGAAGCGCCAGCGGCGACGAATACGCTGGCGAAAAAGATAGGGTACCTGTTCAAGTTCCTTCGCAATAAGGTTACTCAGGATGCGACGACCCTATCCGTCTACGACGATGCCGGGACCACGGTAGACCAAAAGGCAAGCGTGAGCGACGACGCGACCACGTTCACTCGCGGCGAAATCGGGAGCGGTCCGTAATGGCGAATCTCGACACGAGAAGCAAACGTGCATCCTCAGTCGCCCTGTTCGGATTGCTGCTCTCTCCCGTGCTGCCCGACGGCACACTCTCCCAAGGGGGCCGGCAGCACGTTGCGTTCTCGTATTCAGGGGTGCTGGCGGCAGGGGGAACACCCCCCGAAGGGACAGATAATACCTTCATCCCATGTTTCCGTAGGAGGAAACGGTGAATCTGGCCCTAATCCTGCCGAAGTACGGACGCCCTACCTCGACGGAGGGAAAAGGTGGTTTCCGGCCACCCTGGGCGTTCGCAACCCCGGACGCGCTACGGAGGTGCGGAATGAGGGATAACACACAGGGATTGTCGGTTTCGGAAAAGCTGGACTACTACAGTATGCCAGAACCAATGTCAGGATGTACGCTGTGGGTAGGATCTCTGGCAATGGATGGGTATGGACAGTTGGGCATAAATAAAAGAAATCTTAGGGCGCATCGTGTGGCGTGGGAAGAGGCAATCGGACCGATACCGGAAGGGATGAAGGTTCTTCATAAGTGCGACAACAAGGCTTGCGTGAACGTAAAACATCTGTTCGTCGGCACACAGATGGACAACATTAAAGACAGAGACATCAAGGGTAGGGGAATAAAAGGCGAACAGCATAAATTATCAAAATTAACCGAAAATGACGTAGTATCAATAAAAGAAATGTTGCGAAATAATATCAGGGTTATTGATATAGCAAAGAAGTATGGCATGTCAAAATGCAGAATATCGCAAATAAAGTGCGGAACGGCATGGAGGCATGTAAGTTGAACGCAGTAATTGTATGTTACAGATATGGTGTCAGCATATCAGATCCCTGCTGTTTTCCTTTCGGCATTCTTTACATATCGTCAATCCTAAAACAACACGGTCATACGGTTAAAATATTGAACTATAACTTATGGAACTATGACTTCAAGGAAGAAATTAAAGGCCAAGATGTAGTGTTATTTACTGGAGGGCAAGAGTTTTACGAAAGAATAAAAATGGATGCTGCTACATGCAGGGATGAGGGAATAAGGACGGTGGTTGGAGGCGCACTCGCGACTTATTGCACGGAAAAGATGTCTGGAATAGTTGATTCTGTTGTGGTCAGGGAAGGTGAAGTTGTAGTACATGAGGCGATTGAAGCAGATGGAGTATTCGAAGGTATTTCTCCAGATTTATCCATGTTGCCATACCCGGACTACGATGGCTTTGGAATTGATGAATACAACGACAGACACTCTGTAAAATATATAGGTGTTCTAACGTCAAGGGGATGCCCGTTTAACTGCTCATTCTGTTGCCATACGTGTAAATATCAATGCAGGAATCTACGCGATGTATTCGATGAAATTGACTATTATAAAAATAAATACCACACGGAAATGTTCGTTATTTCAGACAACACGCTGAACGTGAAGAAGCCCCGCTTCATGGAGTTCTGCGACGGGATGGCATCTCGCGATATGAAGTGGTCCGCGGCGATCCGCACCGATCGGTTCGACGAGCAGATGGCGGTCGCGGCGAAGAAATCAGGGTGCGAGTACTTCGTCGTCGGCGTGGAGTCGTTCGTCCAGCGGCGCCTCGACATGATGGGGAAGAAGACGTTCGTGGCCGACAACGTGCGGACCCTGAATCTGCTCCACAAGCACGGGATCAAGTATCACGGGAACCTGCTTCTTGGCTTCGAGGGCGAGACGGTCAGCGATGTGATGGCCGAGTTCGTTTCCGTGCCGAAGCAATACAACGTGTTCCCGGCCCTCCTGCAACCGTTCCTCGGCATCAAGGCGAAGCCGGGGATCTTCGGCAAGGACCGGGAAGTTCTGTCGCGGACGTTCCGTGAGTTCGCGGAAGGGAGAGGGATGAACTGCTACCCTGACGCCGTATGCTGACGCGATCCATCTGCCCGATGTGCTACAAAACGATCGAGGCCGACGTGGCGCTTGGAACCGTGGTTCACATGATAAAAATCTGCCCAGAGCACGGGTGCTTCGTCGGCATGGTCGAGCGGGATCCCGAGTGGTATCTATGGTGCCTCCAACAGAAATGCAAAACACTTTATGACGGTTACATGATCGACGTGACTTCACGGTGCAATCTGAAGTGCAAATACTGCTACTACCCGTGCAACGGATCGGACAGGCTGAAAGAAGACATCATCGCCGAGGCAAGCGACCGGGCTTACGATGCCCCGTTCATTCTCACTGGTGGAGAACCGACGCTTCATCCAGACCTTCTGGAGATCATCCGCCGGCTGAAGGTCATGGGCGAGACGTGGCTGCTGACCAACGGAGTGAAACTTCTCGAAGACGGCCTGTTCGATGGCCTGCTCGATGCGGGTCTTCGGATGGACGGTATGGCGGCCATCGCCCTCTCGTTCCACAAGGAAAGCGGCGGCAAGGACCGCCAAGTGCTCGAACTGGCCCGTGAGCGTGGCGTGAAGATCGGGTCTTCTTTCTGGGTAATTGACGATGTGGCTCAGATAGACGAGGCGGTGGAGACGTACCGCGAGTTCAAGGACGTTCTGTGTTCGATGCGGATCAAGGCGGCGTCTCCCCTGTGGAGCACGAAAGAAACTGTAGCGAAAATCTTCGTTTCCGATATGCTCAAGTACATGAAAAAGTTCGGCGCGACAATCAACGCCAAAGAGAACAACAAACTCAGTTACGCCAATCTCATCGTAGAGGACATGGATATAAAACTGGTATCCTGGTACGACAAGAGCAACGTGGACCTTAACGACATCAACTGCCCTCCGTACTATCGTGCGAAAGACGGCACGGTGAACAATCTTGTAACGACTGGACTCATCAATGAGGGGCTGACCCGATGATCCGGAAGGCCCTGTCATCCGAATGCCAGGCGATCGCCGCCTTCATGAAGCGTTTCGAGGAAGACTCGAAATTGATCCGCGTGGACGTGGACTACACGGCGAGGATGCACGCCGAGCGCATCGACCGGGGGACTGGAGTGATATTCCTTCTGTGCGACGACGCGACGGGCAACATTCAGGGCGGTCTTGGAGGCATTTGCGGCCCGAGCATGATCTCGGATGAAAAGATCGCCGTGGAGACGTTCTGGTACGTTGCTCCGGAGCATCGCGGGAGAGGGCTGAAATTGATGATCGCCTTCGAGGAATGGGCGAAGCGTCAGGGGTGCCAGAAGGTGGCGATGGTTCATCTGGCCGATTCACACTCTGATGAGTTGAGCCTGTTGTACGTTCGCCGCGGGTACAAACTGATCGAAACGCATTTTGAGCGGGAGGTGCAGTCATGAGCGTCGTCTCCGGGATCTTCCAGTCCGAGGCCACGAAGGACGCGGCTGACACCTCGGCTGATGCCGCAAATTCCGCCGCCGCCCAACAGTACAAGATGTTCCAGGAGCAGCAGGCGGCGATGGAGCCGTGGCGACAGTCCGGGGTCAACGCCCTGAACCAGATGAACGCACTCATGGGCCAACCCACCGTGCCCGGCGGTACGGGCGAAACGCCTGCCTCGGGAGACTGGCGCTCCCTGATGGACCCAGGGTACGAGTTCCGCAAGCAGGAGGGGATCAACGCCCTCGCCGCGGCGGGTGCGGCCTCAGGGAACTACGGCTCCGGGAACATGGGCGTGGCGTTGCAGGATTACGGGCAGAACCTCGCGTCCCAGGAGTTCCAGAACGTGTACAACCGCCTCGCAGGGATGTCGGGCACGGGTCAGGTGCAGAGTCAGCAGATGGGCAACATGGGCGTGCAGACCGGCAACGTCATGGCGAATTACCTGAACCAGGCGGGCCAGAACATCGCGCAGGGGCAGGTCGCCGGGGCGAACGCGCTCGCAGGCGGAGTCCGGGACACCGAAAATGCGATCGCCTCGTACTACATGTACAAGCAGCCGGCGGCGGACTACATCTCGCAAGATTCATTCAACGCGCTCTGGGTGTAGGGGGCTAAAATGCCTGTAGATTACCGAATGCTCGCCGAGACGCCGTACATCAATATCAATTCGATCGGGAACGCCTTGGCGGTGCGACAGCACCTTCAGGACCAGCCGATGCGGCAGATGCAGTCGGCGGCAGAACTGGAGCGAGCGAGGATTCAGAACCGGATCCTCTTCATGGAGGAAGCGCAACGGGCCGAGGCCGAGAAGATCCAGCGCGCACAGCGCGAGACGGCGATGAATATAGGCTTGTCGGCGGAGCAGGGGAACGTTATGGCTGCGGGTGCCGCTCCCCCTCAGAATGCCCTTGCCGGTGGGCCTCAAGCCCCAACAGCGGCTCCTACGCCGCCAGGATGGGTACCCCCGATGGCGTTGCCGCCGGAAGGCGGGAATGCGTTTTCCGCACCTGCGGCCCGAATCCCCTACTCCCCCGAGGCGTGGGGCCGGTATTCGGCGGCGGAATCACAGCGGCAGACGGCCATGAAGGAGGCCAAAGAAACCTTCACGACGCTCCTGAAATCGGCGGTGGACACCGGCAGTCAGGATATGGTTGATTCCCTGATCCGCGCCGGGAAGAAAAGCCCCGCCCTGTCCTCTATGATCGGGTTCATCGGCGACCCGGATGGGCCGGAGAACCAGAGGCTTCGCGTGGTCGGCAAGGGCGAGGCGGAAACGGAGTCCTACTTCTCCCAAGAGCAGTTGGATTCTCTCTCGAAGAACGCAAATTCCGATGTGGTCAAAAAGGCGATCGAGAGCGCAAAACCTGGGGTCTATGCGATCAAAACCAAGGGCAACATGGTGGTCGGGTTCAAGCCGTCAGCGGGGGCGGCGAAGCCCCTCTCCGACATCGGCAAGTTGGAGCACGACAGGGACCTGAAGGTGGATGCGCTGGTCGCCGCGGGGAAATACAAGACGCGGGACGAGGCGAAGGCCGATCCTGAAGTGAAGAAGTACGATCAGGAAATTGACCGCAAGGCGGCTGGCAAGGAAGACCCGAGGGCCAGATATCTCGAATTGATGACGCGGGCCGGCATGAACGATCCTGCGAGATTCCCTGTGTCCGATGAAGACAAAAGGTTCATGGCAGCCTACGAGCGTGAAAAGAAACTCGGGGCGGAAGAGTACGGGAAGATGCGACTTGAAATGATGCTTCAGAACCCCATCAGCGTCTACGACACGAACACGGGGGCCATCGGGTTCAAGACGAAGAGGGAGATCAACGATGGCGATGCCAGTAACGCAAAAAAGGGCCTTCCGCCTCGGTACACAGGAGCCGAACAGGGGATAAAACTCAAGTCTCGTCTCGCCATCTTCGACGAAATCGAAACGTCGGCGAAGCAGTTGCAGGACGCCGCGAAAAAGATCAAGTTTACGCAATCGCAGATGGCAAAGTTCGCCTTCGTTCTCAAGGTGGATGATGACGGTAGCGCGTTGCGAAACCTTATCCATGGAGATATAGGTAAGACGCTGACGCGAGATGAAATAGATTATGTGACGGCGGCCAAGAACCTTCGTGAGAGCGCGTTCTCCCTGCGTACCGTCGGCGGAATGGGGCAAGGGTCCGACATGCTCCGGTCGGCGATCGCATCCGTGGTCCCCGGCACGACGACGCCGAGCAAGGCGTATCTCGACAGCGCGATGGCGCGGTTCAATACGCAGGTCAAGATGCTACGCGGTGGGATTCCCGGGATCGGCGCGGAGACACAACGCAGGGCTTCGGAGAAGGCCGAATCCGATAAGGTCGCCGTTGTTGAGACTCGCACCCTGAAGGATGGAACAGTGTGGGACAAATTCTCTGACGGGACGTATAAAAAGCGATGAACGAAGCCCCTGCCGGTTGGGATGAGGGCGTCGTAAAGGTAGCGCCGCCAGGGTGGGACGAGGCCGTCCCCGTGGCCGCGCCCACTCGTTCCCTGAAGACGCTACCAAGGGACCTGTATCATGGTGCCGATGTCTTGGCGGGGGGCTTGGTAAAGGGAACAGCAAATCTTGCGGGAATGCCATTCGATGCCGCCGCTGATGCGCTTGACACGTTCGGCATGGGAGATGTGGCCTCTTGGATCAGGAACAATCTTGGGGCGAAAGGTGTACAGAAAACCTTCATGCCGAATCCCCCTGCGCCTGAAACTACAGGCGAGAAGATCATCGGTGCCATTGGTGAACAAGTAGTTCCGATGATGATCCCCGGCGTTGGTGCCGAAGCGTACCTTGCGGGGAAGTTAAAATATGCGCCGAAACTCGTAGAAGCGGCGAAGTTGGCGGGGAAGACGGCGGTAGGTGCTGGAGCGGCATCCGGCATCGCACGGGAAGCCGCCCCTGATTCCCCGGGAATCGACTTGGCCGCCCAACTCGTCGGCGGTGGTGCGGTAGCCGCTGGCCCCGCCCTCTACCAGAAGGGTAGGCAGGTATTTCAGGCCGCCAAGCGCGGCGCCCCGACCCTCACCGAGACGCAGTTGCGGAACCGCGCCGGCCAAGTTCTTGACGAATCCGCAAGCCCATCGCCCGTCTACGATGCCAACGCCGCGGAAGCGGCCAAGGTGGCGAAGGAAATCCCCGGGTACGAGGCGACCATCGCCGAACAGACCGGGGACCCGGGCCTCATCAAGCTCCAGCGTACCCTCGAAGCGGGCCGCGGAGACGCCGCCGATCTGATGGCACAGAAGAAGGCCGCGAACACCTACGCCGTCAAGGATTACCTCGCGAACGAGTTCAAGGGGGACGAGTCGATCGACGAGGTGATCGACGCGCTGAAGAAGAAGAAGGGGAACGCGGAAAAGACGGTCGATTTCATGCAGGCTGAAGCCGACAAGGCGCGGGAGGCGTTGCCGACGGCAGGGAAGCAGGAATCCGGTCAGGCGGCGGTTGCGGCGATCGAGGAAGCGCGAATACCGCAAGCGGAGCAGAAAAACGCGCTCTACGCCGAGGTGGGCAACCCCCCGGTGAAAACTTCGGCCACCAAGGATGCCGTCAAGGCCCTCGAAGCGGAGTTCACACCCGGCGAGGAGGCCGTGTACCCGTCCGGGATCGTCGCGAAGATCAAGAAGGTTCTGAAGGGTAAGGTCACGGACGCCGAACTGCCAGCCGGCGAGACACCTCCGGTAGATCCGAAGGTTGCCGACCGCGCCGAACGCCTCGCGAAGAAGGGCCTCGAAACGGCGTTCTCGCGGTATCAGAAAAGCAAGATCAAGATGACTCCCGACATCGAAGAACAGTTGAAGGCGACTCAGCAGAGGAACCTCTACAAACTGTTCTCCAGGGACAAAGGTACGCCGTGGGACAAAGTGGCGCAGGAGTTGGCCGGAGAAGGAGAGATCGCGGGCTTCGCCGCTGGCGAGAAGATGGATCCGACCACGTTCGTCGAGTGGCTTCAGAGCAATCCCGTACTCGGGGCCTCCAAGGACGTGTACGCCGACAAGTTGGCGAAGGCGACCTCGCGGGTCAACGCGGCGATGTCCGACATAGGTGAGCGCGGGTTCCAGGAGTTGCACTCGCTCCGCAAGGACATCGGCCGGCAGATATCGGACGCCGTGACGGGGGCGAATCCGAACCTCCCGATGGCGCGAAGGCTGTACTCGTTGAAGAACGCGATCGACGCCGACATCGAGGCCGCGCTCGGCGGTGACAACGCCTACCAGGTGGCGCGGGAATTTGCCCGAGACTACTACCTGAAGTTCCGGTCCGGGGCGGTCGGCAAGGTGCTTCAGAAGGGTCAGCAGGCGAGCGGTCGCGCCGTGCCGGACGCACAGATCCCCGGCAAACTGTTCACGCTCGACGGGGCCGATGATTTCATTCGCGCCGTGGGGCAGGAGAACGCCTCGACGGTCATGCGGCAATACGCCGCAGAGAATCTTGCCGACTCCGGCGCCGTGAACAAATTGACCGGCGAGATCAACACGAAGCAGTTCTCGAATTGGGTGTACCGCAACCGTCGCGTTCTTGAGAAGTTCGGGATCAACAAGGACTTCGACGACGTGAAGAACGCCTACGTCCTACTCGACGACCTCAAGTTGCAGCAGGCCGAATTCGGGAAGTCCGTCGCCGAGAAGTTGCTGAACGCCGACCCGGAAAAGGCGATCAAGGCCGCGATGGCGGGTGCCGAAGGCGTGAGTGGGAAGAACACCGGCGAGATCATGCGGCGCCTGATGGGGCAACTGAAAAGTTCCGAGGGCGTGATCGACCCGGAGGCCCTTGTCGGTCTGAAGAATTCCTTCAAGGACTTCATCATCACCGAGGCTGAAACGACGGCGAAGACCATCGCCGGCGATCAGGTCATCAGTCCTGCGGGCATCCTCAAGGCCATGAAGAAGTACGAGCCTGCGATGCGGGCATTGTACAACGACGAACCTAAGAAGATCGACGCGCTGCTCAATGTCCAGAAGGCGATCGAGATCCAAGCGCGGTCGGCTAAGTCTCCGATCGGTGGTGGGAGCGACACGTTCGAGAAGGCGGCGATCGCGCAAGGAATCGTCGGCAGGCTGCTCGATCACGTCCCCGGCATCAGTTACACCGCGAAGTTGGCACGCGCCGGCCTGAAGGCGATCGGGAACCTGAACGAGATCGAACTGAACAAGTTGCTCGCCCGTGCCATGTACGATCCCGAACTGGCTCAAACGCTCATGATGGCGGCGCGTCAGCAGGCCCCGAAAGAAGTGGCGCGGCGTATCAACAATCAACTCGTGATATTGGGGCTTGGAGTGACGGCGAACGCGCCATCAAGAGAAGAGAAGACCCCCACGGAGGTCCCCGGTCCATGACCCTTCGCAAGTCCAAGTTCTGGTCGCTCCTGCTCGTTTATGCCTTTTTCTTGGCTGCAATCGGAATCCATCCGATCCCGCAAGCGCAAGCGACCGTCTACACCGTGGCGGTCACTCCCAAGTTCAAAGCGTTCGAGCCTGGCACGGGGAATCCACTCGCATCGGGCAAACTCTACACGTACCTGCCCGGCACGACGACGGAAGTGACCACGTACAAGGATTATGCGGGTGCGGCGTCGAACGTCAATCCGATAATCCTGGACGCGAACGGCGAGTGCGATTTATTCTACTCGGGCTATCTGAAACTGGCCCTGTACGATGCCGGCAACGTGCTCGTTTGGACGAAGGACAATATCCCTTACGGAAGATTTGGGGCACTGATTGCAGAGAGCATAAGTGCTCCGCAGATCGGCTCCACCTCCTATACCGATAACGGGTATTTTTCCGACCTCATCACGAAGGGTCCGTGGGTGTACGACGCTCGAAGCGTAAACGCTGACAACACAGGCGTTGCCGATTCCTACGCCGCCATTGTTGCCGCCCTTGCCGCAGCCCCTGGTTGCGTCCTCCTTCCGGCAGGTACTTACAGGACTTCCGCGAGCATAGAACCGCCCGTATATTCATGTCTGATTGGTATCCCGCATAAAACTTGGATCAAGCCGGATGCCGGAGTAGACAACACTCTCCAACTTGAATCCTCCAATTATGTTTACGGGATTAGTTTAGATGGAATAAACACCACCGGGAAGAAGGGGCTGGTTATCGGTACAGCACTTAACGATTGGACGAAAGTGTGCGAGATGGACATCAAGAACTATCTCGGCGCAGGAGGCGTTGGATTCCACATAGGAAAGGCCGTGAACTTAACGGCGGACAGGATATATGCCACGACAAATGATATAGGGCTTCTGATGGATGGCGGGACTCCCGCGTTCCCAACCCTTACGACGATATCGAACAGTCACTTCCGATTGTCTACTAATCAGGGAGCGAAAATAATTACCGCACAGCGATCGTTGTTCAAGGATACAGGATTTGAAAGCAATAACAAAGAGGGTGTTTTAATACAACCGCCCGTACTGTCAGCCATTATTGGTCCCAACTTTGACCACGTCTGGATAGAAAATAACCAGTTGGACAATACCTCTCTTTATCAATTCATCGCAGAGGCGGCGGATATATACACGGAAATGAACATACACATAAAAAACACGCTTGGTTCTGGAACGGCCCCTATATTACAAGCGATCGGCGCAGGCACAAAAGATCATATATTTATCGACGGGCCAATATTCGAGACAATGTCTTTCGAGGGATCAATCAAGGCCACCATAAGTAATATCCCGTCCAATTATAACTTCGCAAATATATTGACAGAAAGTACGGCGATGCTTACCTATGTTGGGGATCAGAGGGCGTGGACATCGTACACACCGACATTCACCCCGTCTGGTTCAATGACGCTGACCGGAGAAACGGCAGTATTGGCGAAGTACAAAGTGGACGGAAAGAAACTCATGCTTAACATCTATGCCACTTGGACCGTTGGAGGTACTCCGAGTAATCTTATTACCCTAACCATTCCGAGCGGATTAAACACGGCGGTCGGCGGTAATCTTTACGTACCGCTTATCGCCATCGACAACAATGTGAATGCCGCCGGTTGGTCTCAGTTCGTAAATAACAACATCAATATCTATAAACTCGACACTTCAAATTACACGGCTGGTCCGGGGGGCGTGATGATAAACGCCACGGTGGAAATCAACTGACCCCCGCCCTCCAAGGAGAATAGATGCGCGATAACTTCCTCACGAAAGCCCTGCCCTTCACCCTCGAACGCGAGGGCGGCTACACGGTCGATGCGGGCGGTCCAACGTGGCGGGGCGTGTCGGCGAAGCAGTACCCGCACCTACGGGACCGCATCATCGCCCGGGACCTGTCCGATGCGGAAGTGGCGATGATCTATCTCAAGGATTACTGGATCCCCGCAGGGTGCGACGGGCTTCCGTACCCGCTGGACTGCGTGGTATTCGACTGCGCCGTCAACCTCGGCTTGGACGACGTGCAAGTGATCCTCCCCGAGGTGCCGAAAATATCGGCGCACTTGGTTGACCTGTTCGCGGCGCTCGGCTCGGGGTGCGGGGTGTCCGACCTGTACCAGCAGGCTAAGCCGACGCTGGACGCGGTGCTCTACGTCGCCATGCGGATAGAAAAGCACAACATAAAGACGCCCAAAGAGGCTCGGCGCGGGACCGTAAACCGGTGCTACTTGGCGCTGCAAACATTTCTGTGAAAGGAAAAGCTCGCGCCCTCTGCCGTTGCGGGCAATGGATGCCGTTCGAAACCTTCATAGCGCACATGGAAATGTGCCGAAAGGAGCAAGGAAATGAAAAAGGCAATGATCCTCGTACTGATGCTGTTTGTAGCCCTCCCGGCAATGGCGGCGGTCGTATCGTGGACCGCCCCGACGACGTACTCTGACGCGACGCCGATTCCTTCGGCGGACATATCCCGGATCACGTACCAGATTTACTACGGGTCGGCGCAGACGGGGCCGTGGACGGCGGGAGTGCTCACCGGCCCGGGCACGTTGACCGGGACCGCGCCTGATCCGGCGGTTGGAACCACGCGCTGGTACACGGTCTCGGCGATCCTCGACGGGCAGGAAGGCGCGAAGGGGGTGGCCGCGAGCAAGAACATCCCTTTCAAAGTCCCGGCTGCTCCGTTGTCAATTACAGTCCAATAGGCCAAGGGAGGCTCGACATGGAATGGGCAGAAGGCACACGGCTCGGCTGGTTCCTCGGCGGCCTGTTTGTCGTCGCGTTCGTAGCAACCTGCTACTTCATCTACACAAAGATCCGGGCGAAGAGGGAAAAGGGCGGGCTGAAATGAAGATACTGGAAATCTTCCAGGATGACTTAGGCGGCTATTCCTCCAAGAGGGTCCTCGCCATCGTCTGGGGGCTTGGCGTATTCGGCGTATGGGCCTACGTGAGCATCCGCACGCGGGCAATGGCTCCGTTGGCGTGGGAGCACGTCGGCATCGTGTTCTCCTTGGCCGGTGTCGTAGCGGCGGGGAAGTGGGGCGAAAAACCCCCCACCGGAGGTACACCATGAACATCGACCCCGACAAACTGAAGCAGGACGAATCCGTTTCCAATCCGATGGCGGTGGGCTTCCGCTACGCCGATTGCCCGATCAGCCGGACGTGCTTCCATGTCGTCGTTGGATTCGGGACGCAGGTGGAAGTGTGCCCGCACTTCAAGGATGAGAGCACGGCGGAGACGCCGAAGGCGGAATGCACCTACGAGGCGGACGCAGCGGCCTTGCAGTCAGGAGGGTAGGCGGATGTGGTCAAGCATTTGGACATGGGCGAAGGGGAAACCCCTGCTTGCGGGCATCATTGTGGCGGTATTGATCGTTGTCTTGAGCGGTGCGGTCGATGGTATCAGTGCCCGACGTGCGGCAGGACGATACTTCGACCTAGCGAAGGGGTGGGCGGCGGCCTACCAACGGGACACGGCGGCGTCGAAGAAGGAGTACGAGGCGAAGATAAAGACCCTGACCGATGACCGGGACACCTACAGGAAGAAGTGGGAAACGGCGCGGGGGAAGATGAGCGCCCCGTGGAGTCCTCCGTCTAACGCGAAAGCGTTGCAGGAACGATTCAACCGGATCGGATATAGAGGCACTTTGCGATGAAGACGACCGCCATAATCGCCCTCCTGTGCGCCACGATATTTATGACCCCCTACCCGTACCCTTGCCTCGGGGGGGATAACGCCGCGTACCCCCCCGCATCGAAGCCCTCCGGGGACGAAATCTGCTTCCCTCTGCCCGACGGGGAGCGAATCCTGCGGGACCTGGAAGCCCTTCCTCCGTGCCGGGATGCGGTGGCGGCCGCTGAAGAAGCCATCAAATCGTCCGAAATACGTTCGCAAGCCCTTGAGAATCGCATAGTTGAGCAGGATGGGGAGTTGAAGGACGCCCGGAAGCTGGTAGACGATACCCGAAAGGCCGGGGAAGAGGCGGCGAAAGTTGCTGCGGGGCCGTGGTACGCACGTGCATTGTCCGTGGTCAAATGGGTGGCGCTCGGGATCATCGTGGGCTTTGTGGGCGGCATGGGGAAGTAACTGTCAGCAAACTGTCAACTTGTGTCAAATTGACATTAACCCCACGGAGGGTCGGAATACGGGATGCATCGTGACCACGACAAGGACGGCCACTATACCGGCCCGGATCGGCGGAAATTGGAGCAGCGGAAGATGGTCCTACAGGAAGACGACATCGCCTGCATCGCCAGGATCGTCGAGGAGAACCACAAGTGCCGGTACGACATCGAGCCGGAGGACATGAAGGACCTGTTGGCGTTCGTCCGTGTGTTCCAACAGGGGGCCATGGACATCAAGGGGGCTACCCGGAGCCTACTCATCAAGAAGGTGATCCCCCGGGTGCTCATCGGGTCGTTGCTCACCGTGCTGGCGGATTACCTCGGGCTGTTGAGGCCGATCCTCAACGCGGCGATGAAGGTGATGAAGGGGGGAGGGTAGTCAGAACTTCACTTATTCTGCGGGTCGGGGGCGACCGACGTATCCCATAACCCACGCCATTTGACCGGCCCATACTGCATACTTGACAACATTACCGCCAACAGGAACCACCATCCCGAATGCCCGCGCCAAAACACGAGGTATGCGGTCCCGCCGATACACAGCCCCTCCCAAAAGATTGTGTATATCAGATAAGTAATTACGGAAAGAATCCGCATCCTCACTCCTTCCCCTCGGGCGGGGCGGGTAGGGGCTGCCAGTGAGTAACGTGATCTTCCATTAAATCGTCTATGGCGTTATACCAAATGTCGTACTTCATAAACCCTGGGAATACCCAATCATCGGGGCGGAAAGCGATAACAAGATACCGATCCTCCGGCAACCTCTCCTTCACGCTGATCCAGGTCATCTCCCCTCCTCGCTATCGTCCACGGTTATGGTGACGCGGACGGGATGTGGATGAAACTGTTCCACTCCGCCTCCCCATGCCCGTATACTTTCTCTCGCCGCTTTCCTTGTCGGGAAAATATCCGGCAACTGAAACAGGCTCGTTTCAAGCCCATAGGTGTGCGTCCCGTCATCGTCAGTTAAGCGGATCGCCCACCACTTGAACTTCATCTTTCCTCCCCCTTCAGGTAGGCGACGATGGCACGGGCGAACACAGATACCTCGCCGACGTGGGATGTCATGTACCATTCCGTTGGAACGCCCAATGTCATCGCCAAGTGTTCTTCTATGATGTCTTCTATCTTCTCCACGTCCTCCGCACGTTCGGCGAGGGAGCGGAGGCGGGTAAGCTCGGCGTCCTTGGCGGCGCAGGAAGGGCAATCAGCCCCAAAAACCTTATAGCATTCGCTTCTCCATTGTTGATGAGTGTTGCACCATCCCCACGGGTATGTTGGAGGCCCGATGGTAAGGCACTCTCTTAATTTATTCATCCCTCACCCCCTGCGCTCAGCATTCGAATTATTCCGGACCATTTTCCGTCGATCATTTCCGCGTCAAATTCCACTTCGTTGCCTTGAATCATCAAGGCAGTCATGCGACTTATGCCGCCCACTTTACCCTCCTGTAATACGTCCCCCAATTCCCGCAACCCATCGTCCAGGAGGAACGGACGAAGAGCCAATAGGTCACGGTCGGCAATTGGAAAATCTCACTCCTTCTTCCCCTTCGGAAACCCGGAATTCCTCAATGACATTCCGCTAAGTGTGCGATACTGCGTGCCGTGGACATTATCACCACTAACTTGAATGCCCCTGAAGATGGGCACATGTCGGCGGCTCCCAAGCCGATCGTGTTCTCGGGATTTAAGGGTCCCCGCGTAAGTCGCGGAACTCACCGCCGGCACCGTCCTACTCCATCTCGATCTTCAGGAACGCCGCGGTCGCCTTTTTCGCGTCCAGCGTGTCCAGGTCGATGACCGGACCGATCTCCTTCGCGTCTGCGAGGGTCGCGACCGCCCCCTTCATGACCGACTTCAGCACGACTTTCGCCTCCGTCGTGGTGGCCTTGAACAACCGTCCTCCCTGCGTGAACAGAATTCCTTTGCTCATGGTGCCGTCCTCCTTTGGATTTGGTGGTTTTACTTCACGTCGTTCTCGTTCCTTGCGATCGCGCTGTTCGCCCACATGACGACTTCTTCGAGCTTGGTGAGCGCGAGCGACTGCTCCCGACTCGTCGGCGTGAGTGCCATGATCGTCGTCGCGAGAGACTTCGCCTCGTCCCGAATCCTGACGTACCGCTCCGGTTGGCTCCCGAACGGCGGGTGGTACGTGTACACCTTGTCCAGTTCCGTTCCCTGCGCCATCTTCGTCCTCCTTCTCCCGTTTCAATCCACGCGCCCGCGCGGGCGCGAACTCGCGGCGTCGAGCAATGCCGCCTCTACTTCGAGGAACGACTTGGCTTCGACGATGGGGGCGGTCATGGGGTGGCCTCCGTCCTGAGTATCCCCATCATTATTTCGTAGGCGACCTGGGGGACGATGGAGTTCCCGAGGCTTCGCAATCGGTCCACCCGAGCGGGTACCCCATCAGCCACTCGACAAATTGCGGGTTCAGGGAGCCACCCGCGACCGCGTTCAGCGGCGGCGTGTTCCGTTCCGATTGACTCGGCCCCCCGCAGTTCTCCGCATCCTGGACGGTCGGCGTCGGGAACATCCTCGCATCCCGGTAATCCGGGCGATTCCCTCCGTTCCCCGCATACTGCGCTTGCGCCATGTCCTGTTCGGTCATCATAGATGCGCTCGGAGTTGGCAAGAATGTAGTGGGCGGCAGAGTGGGCGGGAGAGCAGTAGCCCACAATCCAGACCCGGTATCGGAGGTGCGGGGCATCGACGCCACAAGCCGGAACAACAATCGGGACCGCCCCGTACCCCAACGCTTCAAGATCGTCGAGGAGCGAGAAGAGGAGCAGCATCTCTTCTCGTGTAAGTATTCTTCGGAGACGGTCGAAATCCTCCGTTCGTTCAAGGTTTCGACTCTCCACTTTAAGAACGCGAGACTGGACCCCCATGCGGACGAGGCCATCAACATTTTCACCAATAACCCAAGCGGGCCGGACATCGGAAATGACTCGGAGCATTTCCGGCCAGAGGTAACGGTCATCCTCCGCGCCGCCTCGCTTCCCGGCGACTGAGAACGGCTGGCACGGGAACCCGCCGGAAATAATGTCTGCTGCTCCAATGTTGGCCCCTTTCATGTTCCTGATATCCCCGTGGATCGGCACTCCGGGGAAGTTCTTCGCGAGCACCTTGCAGCAGTACGGGTCCGTCTCGCAGAACGCCGCGGTCAGGATTCTTCCCGTCCAACGGGCGGCGAGAGAGAAGCCACCGATGCCGCTGAACAGGTCGAGCAACTTCATGTCAACTCCTCCAGCGTCCTTCCCGCGGTATCCGTCCCTCGCGTCACGCCCTCGCCCGGCGGCGGCGCGTTCAGATACGATTCGAATTTCTCGCCGTTGAAGAGGGTCTGCGGACGGAGATATTCCTCCATCTTCGGATCGCCCTTCCACTTCGCGCATTGGTGGTCGATCACCTTCTTGAAGTCCTCCAGGCCAAATCCGTCCTTCCACCTGGCCGCGATGTGCCCCTTCGTCGTGCGCGAAGCGGACGAGAAATTCTTCCCCGACTTGGCGTTGAGGTAGTCGATGATCTCCTTCACGGGGAGGATGTCTTCGAGCGAGGGATTCTTCGCCTTCTTCGGCGTGGCGGCTGCGGCCAAGTCCCCTGCGGTCTTCTCCTCTGCCGCCGACGCCTTCAGCCCTCGCGTCTTCGCCCATCGCCGTAGGGCCTTGTCGCGGGCGACGGCGGATCGCTCCTCGGAGAAGTAAATCCAGGGTTGATGATCCTTCCATTGGTGGATCGTAAGTTCCCCGGTCCCGTCCAGTTTGTCGAGCCATGCCTCGTCGATGAGCGTCGAGACGAACACGCCGGGGTCGCCCTTCCAGCCGGCGACCTCCTCGATGTCGTCGTTCGTCATCCCTTTGAGGACGCCCTTCGTAAAGTAGTGCGCGGCGTGGAACCACAGGCGGAACAGGCAGGCAAATCCATGGTCGCCGATGAGTCGTATGAGGCGGCGCGTTTTGCCCTTGCCGGTGATGCCGGCGTCTATGCGTATGTCAACGGTGGGCATTTATGGGATGCTCCAAGGTAGAAAAGAAAATGTGCAGGGGCTTCAAAAGCGAGGGTGCGGCCCCACTCATGTTTCAATCCACGCGCCCGCGCGGGCGCGAACTCGCCAGGTGGACCCATGTGCCGACCTGCATGGCGAAGTCGGCGGCAGAGTGGGCGGGCCGTAGGTCTGGATGCCCTCGGCCTTGAGGATACCCGTCACGCTCGAAAGTACCTCGCCGCTCTTGAGGCGGTAGATGTGCGTCTCGTCATCGTAGACGAGATCGGCATGATGCGCGGAGAAGATGATCTGGCCTGGTATCGCGATCACTTTCTGTTCTCCTCCCCGTATCCCATTTCGTCGTCCACTTCTACCGACACTTGAATGGCGTCCCTGATGTACTCGGCGACCGAAACCTTCGATTTGTGCGCGTGCTCTTTGATCGTGGCGAAGTCCTTGTCGGACACGCGGACGTAAAAGTATTTTGACCGCGTGCGCTTCTTCACTTCTTTGGGATCTCGTAGAATATGACCCCGCGCATCTCGATCGCCGCGTACACCTTCTTGTAGCGTTCACACGCCTTGTTCGTGCATGTGTACGTTGGATTCTCGGCGGCGACGATGCCCATCTCATTGCCGCACGAGCACAGGGTCGGCCCATGGATGCGACCGACGAATGCGACGGATGGTTTCATGATAAAAGCCCCCGGAGGTAAGTGTCGCGCCTCACCACAAGGCTATTGTCCGACCCAATCCTCCTGCAAGTGGATTCCTCCGGGGGCAGGGGCATCCTACGCCTCCTTTTTCGCCCGGGGTTTCCTGGGGACCTTGAACATCGCCAGAACTGCCGCGCCGAGCTTCTTCGGGTCCGACCCCTCGACGACGATCTCCTTGTCGGGGGTGTTGGCATCGCCAAACTCTCCGACGACAGTAAAACCATTCTCCTTCTTTACTACGTAAATTCGCTCCGGCATCGCTTCCTCCTTCAAATTAGATAGCCCATCTCCTGCATGAATTTGATCGGGTGCTTATCATGTTTTTTCCGGTTGCAAGTTGGACAAAGCAGTTGAATATTCCTGATGAAATTTGATCCCCCTAATGCCAGCGGAACGACATGATCTCGGTGATAGCCAGATTCTATGCTCGTCTTGCAAGCAGCGCACAGGCACTTCTGGCGGGCCAGCAATTGCTTAACCTCTGCGGCGGTGTATTTCCCTTCGACGCCGCGTATTCTTGCACGGCGTTTAGCATTGTGTACTGCCACCTCGGTAGGATGGGCTTTCTGCCATGCTGCCATGGTCGTGCGGATCCGGTCGGGATGGGCCTTGCGATAAGCCGCCACAACAGCGCGACCTTTCTCTGGGTTCTCCCAATATCGTGCAGCACTGTAAGCGCGCCCGTCCTTGGGATGGGACCTGTAGTACGCGGCGTTGTACTCCCGGATTTTATCCAAGTTGGCTTTACGATACGCCACGTCGTATTCTTTCTTTTCTTCCTTCGTCATTATTTCTTCTTTCCCCCTCCCGCCAGCGGAAGGCTCTGCTGGTGCTCTTCCTCCGTCATCTTCCGGGTGTCGATGATTTCGCCGGTGTCCGTGCGCGTGAGGATCATCTTCCCGCCGTCGGTGGGGCTCCATTCGCAATCAATGTCCCGGAGCTCCCGCTTGGTGGTGACTTTCTGCGCGAGAGCTCGACAGTCGGCTACGCAGCGATCGATCCGGTTCTTGAAGCCGGACACCGTGGCCTTCTTCTCGTCCTCGAGCTCTGCTTGCGAGGCGGTAACGCGCGCCAGCTCCGTTGCGCAGGACCGGATCTCGTTCTCCGTCAACGACACCATCAGGGATCTTGTGATCCTGGTGATCATATTTTCTCCCTTGTGGCCCTTCGGCCGATTGCCTCCAGCATTTCCGGAATACTGGTGAAAATCCCATCGAGCATCCGGTACATCAATTCCGGTTCGTTGGGATCCAAGATAAGAATTCCTGTGTGCTTCCCTGCCCCTGCAGCCCATCCCAGCTCAAGATGCGCGCTACGGCCACAGGGAAGGACGAGAATACAGGCATGACAGTTCTCGAGCGCGTCCATATCGAAGGTGAAGCCATCGATTGCGATTTGATCCTTGAGCGCGTCCCGGAATTTCTCCGGGCTCCAATTCAGCCAATCCGGATCGATATCAGACCAAGCAAACCCCCTGTTTCCAGGGGAAGGGTTGCGAAAATCATAGACGTCATGGCCGGCCAAGCGAAGAGCGCGCACGACCGCCTGTTGATGCGGATTTCGCCAGCTCGAAGCGACATAGATCCTCATCGGATCGCCTTCTCCACGCGCCGGCATCGATTTCTGGATACACGCTTCCAGCGTTTTTATTTCTTCTTGTGCATGTTCTTGGAAGGATATCCCCAGGTTCGAAATGATCTGGACGCAGCGATCGTCCCACAGCTCGACCATGGAGAAATCCTTGACGTTGGTGATCGCCAGCCCACCGATACCGTGCTTTTCAAGCCAAGCCACGACGGGGGGAATTTGTTCCGGGACGCCAGCCCGGGCCGTGAAGATCCGGATTTCGTACTTATTGAAGGCCATCCACAACTTCACGCGCTCGAGTATTTTCAAGACAGGCTCGCCGATGTGATCCGGCCCCTTCCAGCCGTCGTAGTGAGCTAATGTCCCGTCAAGATCGACGCCGATCCAGCCTTTGCCCATCCTTCCTCCCTTCATGTTTGCGATACGATCCACCATCCGGCGCATCCGAAGGCTTTTCTCGTCAAGCAACATTTTTAGTTTTGGTGCCGATCGACAGCATCGAACACAAGCTCGTCCAGAACCTCAAGTAATCGCTGCTCGACGCTGCCGAGCCGATCGCGTACGTCACGACCTTGGGGGGCTCCGGCGCCGGCTTCGGGGGCGTAGCCGGCTGATCGACGGGGCAATTATGTTGATTGGAGCTCATGTACGACAACGCTTCCCCCAGCCTGGAAAGATCCGGGGGCTCGTCGGAAATGGCAATTCCGAAATTCACCATTTCCGTGTGTTGGCACTTCTCACAGATAACCTCGACGCGCATGTTGTCGTTTGACGGGATGTATTCGAACTGGATTCCGTCGATCTCGAAAAAGCAATCCGGATGGTATCGATTCAAGAAGGGAACAAGCCTGAAATCCGGCGCCTTTTCGATCCTGAACCGCTTGCAAATGTATCTCCTGGCGTCCTCGAGATCGCTGTCGATTCGTGCCTTCTTGTCCACGGCCTCCTTTATTTTCCTGCCAACTTCTTTTGCCTGATGCTGCCTGATCGCTTCTTCTCGAAGGCTCATCACCACACCGCCTTCACGATCAGAAGCGCCAATATCCCCGCTATGATCAGCGCCCCGAAGATCCACCGGCGCGCTTGGGCTTTCGGATCGAAACTCCTGAAATCAGCGTCCGATAGCCTTCCGACTACTCGGCCCTGTAGCATTTTCGCCTCCTTTTTTTTTCGAAAATTAAACATCTTCCCGGTTTTTTTTATTTCACCCAGGCGGGTTTCGTCGTCTGTTTCACTCCAGGGATCGTCCCTTGCGCGGCCTCGGCCGGCTTTGCGGGATCGGTCGGCTTCGGCGCAGCCTTTGGATCGACCCATGCTGGCTTCGGACCTCCCGCGGGGGTGCCAGCTTCCGGCTCCGGAGGAAGGGGCTTGTCGGACAGGAGTATCCCCTGGTCCGTCGACCAGACCTTCTCGTACCGAGGATCATCCGGGGTGACGATCTTCTTGATGGTATTGTTCAGAAATCGCTTTCCGCCTTGGTTTTGCTGGCCCCACTCGACGCCAACAACAACGGGAAACATCATTCCATTTAGATCGGAAAAATCATTGATGATTCTCGCCTTGGTCGCCTCGGGGGAGGTGTCTTTGGGGCCGATCTTCCGCGTGGCCTCTACCATCGCACGTAGGGTGCGCATCGAGATCGATATCGCCATGTTGCTTTTGTCGGTCGGCGCCTTGGTGAAATGAAGCATAAAGTTTTGCCACATTTTACGACCGTTGACGGCGGTGAATTCAAAATCCAGGTATTCGTACCCCGAAGATGCCACGCAGAACAACGGATGGACCCCACCCTCCTTTCCTGCCTTCGGGGGTCGGATTTGAGCTGTTACCATCACAACCGAATCCTCGGGGATTGGACCTGCTCCACTTCCTTGCTCCGGGGCATCATTTAAGTCGATTGCCATTTCTTCTTCCTCCTTAGAGTAGGTAGCCCATCTCTTGCATGAATTTGATCGGGTGCTTTGACCCTTTCTTGCAATTACATGTGGGGCATAAAAGCTGGATATTCCGAATGCAGTTCGACCCGCCACGCAACAGGGGAATGATGTGGTCTTCGTGGTATCCGTCCTCGACGCTCTTCTTACAAGCCGCACAACGGTATTTCTGACGAGCCAGGAGTTTTTTTACTTCTTCGGCGGCATGTCGCCCTTCGGCACCCTTAATCCTTGCGCGCCTGTTAGCAACGATGGCGCGAGATTTTTCTGGATTAGCCTTATGCCATGCTGCAATCGCGGCGCTGGCTTTCTCCGGATTAGCCTTTCGCCACGCGGAATAATTGGCGCGGACCTTTTCCGGATTGGCTTTTTGCCATGCGGCGTTTCTGGCGCGGACTTTCTTCGAGTTGGCCTTATGCCATGCGGCATTCTTGGCGCCAAGTCTTTCTTTGTTCGCCATGTAATACGCCGCCTGATATGCCTTTTTTTCTTCTTTCGTCATGACGCCTTCTTGTCGCCTTTCTCTGGCTTCACATAGCCGCCCTTGGTGGCGGTTTCGAGTGCGGTGTGAAAGGCTCCGTATGTTTCATCCTTCCCGATGAAAATCTCGTCCGGCAATCCCCATCGGTTCTTCGCGTCCCATGCCGGCCGCTCCGTGGTGTAGATCACCCGATCACCGGATCCCTGGGCCCGTGCCCGATCGGATCCAAACCCTTTACTCTCTTTCTTGATGGAGATTTTGTAGGTCAGGAACGTTACAACGTCTGCCCATTCGGACCACAGGCCCAGCGCGCGCTTGTGGAGGCGCATCTGATAGCGATCGTATTGATCGCTGTCCGGGGGCGTTACGGTTTTCACTTCGGAATGCGCCAGGAGAACGACGTGCATTCCCTTATTGGCGCGCAGGGAATCAAATCCTCCCATGACGACCCGCCAGTATTTGTCGGCCTCGGTGTACCCCTTGCCGTAGCCGAAAGACTCGATGGACGGCTTCTCGTTTGCCTGACAGGTGATCTCCCAAATCAGAGGCTCGAGCCAGTCCAGCGAATCCACGACGAGGGTTTTGTACAGGTGATCGCCGTGAAGCGCGGTGATCGCGTCGACGATCGCTTGGTAGGACGTTGCCAGGTCCGGGAAGGTGTTTACGTCGATCGCGTGGGCGCCGTCCTCGGTTCGCAAGAGGATCGGATCCGGGAACGTGGCGCCGAAGGTTGTTTTGCCGATGCCCTGGACACCGATCACAACGATCTTTTGTGGAGGCACGAAAGCATTCGCCTTTCGGATTTGGTCAAGCATCTGGCGTCTCCTTTTCCTTGGGCTCCATCCCGAGGACCTCCCGGTACCTCACGGCGTACTCCCCGAACCCCGCCATCTCCAAGACCTCGAGGATCCGCAGGAAGGGCAGCCCGTGGCGCTCCTTGATCGCGTCCCAACAGTGGCGGTGCACCGCGATCTGGCCGATCATGGCCCACTCGGCCTCGGTGAACACCTTGATCTTCTGCTGGTAGATCAGCGCGAGGAAGCAGTCGTGGTTGTCGACGTAGTTCTTGGCGCCCGTCAGGTCCGCGCCCCTCAGGTACGCGCCCGTCAGGTCCGCGCCCGTCAGGTCCGCGCCCGTCAGGTCCGCGCCCCTCAGGTACGCGCCCCTCAGGTCCGCGCCCGTCAGGTCCGCGCCCGTCAGGTACGCGCCCGTCAGGTACGCGCCCGTCAGGTCCGCGCCCCTCAGGTCCACGCCCCTCAGGTACGCGCCCGTCAGGTCCGCGCCCGTCAGGTCCGCGCCCCTCAGGTACGCGCCCGTCAGGTCCGCGCCCGTCAGGTCCGCGCCCGTCTTCACGGCCGCCTCGAGGGTGAGCTTCAAGGTCTCCGTCTCGAGGGAGAACAGGACGCTCCCGCTGATGCGGTGCTTGATCTCGAAGAGTTTCATTCGGGCGCCTCCACCGATTTGAATTCCAGTTTCGGTTCGCTCGGGGTGACGGTGCGCGCCGGCGCGAATACGGCCTGGATGTTCTTCGGGTAGGCGCCGTATTCCTTCTCGCCGACCTTGAATTCGGCCTTCATCCACTCGAAAGGGTTGTCGCCGGTGGACTGAATCTTGTGGAACACGCCGAACAGCTGTTCTTGGTCCCAGCGGACTTTCTTGGCGATCGTTTCCGTCACGCGGAACCCGTCCCGGGTGATGTGCACGGCGCCGAATTCTTTCTCCTGCAGTTTCCGGATGGCGATCAGATCCGCGGAGAGAAGAGCCGTGATCTCCTTCTCCACTTCCGTCAGCTGTTCGCCGACGGCATCCAGCAATGGTTTGATGGACTCCTGAATTCCCGCCGCCTTCTTGTTGAGAACGTCCCTTCGGCCCAGCAATTCCTTCAAGCTCATGCTTCCTCCGTTCGCCGTGGCCCTTATGGTTGTGAGCCTTTGGCGATCATGAGGGGATACGCTATTCCATCCTGAAAAGGTTGTCAATATATTTTTCTTGACATGGGAGAAAAATCTTGTAGGATGGTTCCCATGCCTAAACTCTACATTTCCCGGAAAACTCGCCAAGCCTTACTGGACATGGGTTTCCCCATCCAATCCATAAATAATTGGCGCTCTGGAAGATATAAACCGTCTCGCCTTGCAAGGCAAATGATAATGAAAATAGTGGAGGAAAATTCCCAGAAGAGGCGTAAAAAAT